ATGGTAAAATAAAGTCTATATCATTGACAAGTGGAACATATACATATACAGGAATTTATGTTGCTTGTTACACAATAAATGCAATTAGTAGTAATAATGAATATACACTAATTACAAGTGGGACATCATTTACAATTACAAGTAATGCGACATTTTGTGTATATGATGAAGCAAATGAGTTTACTAACATTATGTTAAATATCGGCTCAACTGCTCTATCATACACACCATACACACAAGACACAATTAACCTATTAGAGTTAGGTAAATGGGACACTTGGGAAAATGGTAAACTTACAAAACAAACATCCATTGTTGTTATTGATGGAAATGCCGAATTTTACGAGTGGAAAGAAGCAACTAATCATTATCAATTCTTAATTACTAATCATAGTGAATTATATGGAACAACTGATATAGTTAATAATCAAGATTTTGGATTTAAAACATCTACCATTTATGGAGATAGTGCTACATACATAGCAATAACATCAAATGAGGTGCAAATTTCTATTCCAAAAGAAAAGTTATCAAGTTTTAGTAATTCAAGTGCAAAGGCATATTTTAGTAATAATCCATTACATATTGCATACAAACTATCAACACCAACAATTACCGAAACTCCTATGCCTAACGGATTTAAGGTTTTCAAAAATGGTCTTATCAAGCAAACTGCTACTTTACCTTATACTATTACAAAGAGATTTGCAGTTAACATTGCAGAGCAGTTATTAAACAATGTTGATATGGATAAGCAACAACAAAGACAAATTGATGTAGTAAATGTTGATATAGATGAAATTAAACAAAGACTTGATGAATTGGGTTTTGAAGAAGGAGTTGCAGTAATAAATAGTGGTGTAGCATCTGTCAACTCCATAAAAAAGCAAGGTAAGTATATTTTATTTAACCTAACATACACTATAAATGGAAGTCAAGGAGATAGCCTTTCAAGTTTTATTGGATACATAAGAATACCTAAACAATTTTGTCCTAACGAAACTAAACATTTTTATGCAAGATTAAAAGCAACAATTACATCAGGAAGTGAATATGGAACTGAAACACTTTCGCCATTATATTGTAATTTATTAAGTAGTGGATATATTAATTTTGTTAATAATCAATCTGATTATGTTTCAAGAAGATTTGAAATAACTTTACTGAATGTTGGTTGGGAATTAGAATAATTATTGATTACTTAAAGAATAAGTAGTATAACAATAACGAGGTGCTTTATGGATACAAAAGAATTATTTAAAGATAACTTTTATGAATTATCTAGTCTTATTCAAACTAAATACTTTAAAGAAGAAAATGAAAGCAAAGAGATTATCGGTCATTTACTTAATAATTTCTTATCTAGCGTTGAACTTGATATAAACTCTATGGACTTTATTGAGTTTTACAAGAAATATCTTAAATGAACATTATTTTTAGGATATGAAGATTTAACTAACGAGCAAATAGAGAATGTTATAAAACAAGCAAGGTTAAGTGATGAAAACAAGACATTAGCAAGGTTTTATTACATTGATGTATTAAGTGAGAATAAGATTAGTGAATTGCTAGGGTATGATATAAGAACTATAAGAAGTAGAATACCTACAATATCATTAGCACTTAAACAAGCGTGTATCAAAATATACAAGTGAGAGAGTAGAAATACTCTCTTTTTTGTTGCAAAAATGCCCTTAATTTGCCTTTTTATTGTTCTACTAATGTTTTACTCATAAGACTAAAATAAAAGCAAAGGAGATGAGAGTATGCAAAATAGAAATGATGATGAATTACTTGCTAGATTAGTAAATGCTTATAGGCAAGGTAATAATCATTATGGAATGTTAGATGAAAATACAAAGTTAATATTAAATGCTTTTCAAGGGCAAGATATGGAACAAATATTTTATGGTCTATGTAAAGCAAAAGGTGTAGAGCCATCTACAATACTTAATCTCTTTAAAAAATGAAGGAAAGGGGGTAATGGTTATGAACGATAACGCATTAGGTAATGGTGGACTATGGTTATTTGCTATTCTTGCTTTAATGTGGGGTGGAAATGGTTTCTTTGGAAATCGTGGAAAAAGTGCAACAGTAGAAGATGTAAATGCTACTGCTAATTTTACTAGATTAGAAAATCAAGTCAGAGCAAACGAGAATTATGTTCAACAAAGTGCAAATAGTTTAGGTAATGGTCTATCTTCACTAGGATATGAAACTGCACAACAATTTGGAAACACTAATTCTGCAATGGCAACAGGATTTTGTAATATTTCAAAAGAGATATTAGAGAGTAGATACTTAAACGCACAAGCAATAGCCGATAGTCAAGCAAAGACAACTGCCGAAATTCAAAGCGTAAAAGATATGATGTATCAAAACAAGATAGAATCATTACAAGCACAAGTAAATCAATTACAAATGGCACAAGCAATGAATGGCGTAGTAAGATATCCTAATCAATTAACATATTGTGCAGGAGCAAGTCCATTTTGTAATGGATGTAATGGAAACATTTAATTTGTATTAAAGGGGAGAGAGAAATGAAACTTATTGAATTAGTAAATAGTAATAGTCAAGTTTTAACTGCAAATCAAAGCCTTAATTTAGGAATAGTAGATAGAAAATATGCTTGTGGTTGTAATAATTTATTTAGTTATGTAGCAAACAATACAACATTAACAATAAATGGTAGTGGGTATTATGAGATTAAAGTAATTGCAAACTTACAAGGAGCAAGTGCAAACAATGTGTCATTAACATTAAATGGAAATGGAGAAGAATTGCAAACTGAAACTATAACTACTGATACATCTTCATATAATCAAGTTATTTTAAATAAAGTAATAAGAGTGTATAACAACACTTGTTGTGTAGGGACTAACCTTCCATACTATATAACAATAACAAATGGAGCAAATCCTACAACAATTACAAACTTAAATGTAATTATAGAAAAGGTGTCTTAAAGTGCATTTTAGAATAATTGAAGGTGCTAATACACAACAACTAAAAAACTTCTTATTTGAGGCATTTTCAAGGCTTAAATCGTATGATAAAACATTGTATGATGAAATGGAATTAGAATTATATGAAAGTGTGTATGGTAATCACTTTAATGAGTGGCTATTAAACAAAGCAAAAGAAGAAATGGAAAATGAAGATGGAACAAAAGGAGAGCATTGGAAACTTGAAGAAACAAACGAAGTAGCAAAACAACATAACATAGCATTTAACAACTTTAATCAATATGACTTTAACTATGTAATGAATATGCTATATAGTGATTATTGCCATATCATTAACGATACAACCACCTATGTTAGAATGGCAAAAGCATTTTTATGTGATAAAGATGGAATTGATGGTAAGGCTTTTAAATACTACATTATGAATAAAGGCTACTAATAGTTATGGAATACCTTAATTGGTATTCCTTTTTTTGTATTAAATATTAGGAAAAAGTAAATGAGTTATTGAAAAAAGTAAGTTTTTTGCTATTTTCTAGGGTAAAATTTTATTGTAATAAAATTTTATCTTAAAAGGGGGTTGTATCAATGAGAAAGATTTTATCTGCATTAGGTATCTTAATTGCTTTAATGTCTGTTGCAACATTAACTATCAATGTAAGAGCCGAAGAAGTAGTAGAGCAAGAGCAAACTACTGAAACACAAGAAAATGAAACTACACCTACAACTGATAAAGAAGATGATAATTCAAAAGAAATTATTGAAAATTATATTCTTCCTGTCGTATATGCAGTTTCAGGAGTATTTGGAACTTTACTTGGTGTTTTAACTTTAAGAAAGAGAGTTTTTGACTTAAAGGAACTTGTTGAAAATACAAGTGGTAAATCAAAGGAAGAAACTGAAAGATTAAAGAAAGAATATGATGAAGCAAAGGAAAAGTTAGATGAAGAAAGAAAAGAACTATCTAATAAGGCTCTATCATTAGCAAACGAATTGGAAAGTTTCAAAGATATGAGAAATCAAATAACTATCTTAAAAGAACTTGTTGTCCTTATGGTTGCAAGTAATAAAGAGTTAGCAAATAGTGGTTATGCAACAAAGATTTTAGAACTATTAGATGAAACCGAACAAAAGGTGGTTGATGATAATGAAAACAAAGAAGAAGTATAGAAAGTTTAAGTGGCTATTTTATAGTTTTGCTTGGATAGCATTATTCACACCTTTATTAACATTGATTATCGTTAATCATAAAGAGTATTTAACAATGAAAAGTGGTTGGAGTTTATCATTTGGTGGAGTATTAGTTGTCTTATATGTTGTTTTACTTTTAAAAGTAGGAATACCTAAAATACACAAGGTTGCTTGGGTAGGTATGCTATTGGTAATTGTAGTTGCATTAGACAAAGTATTAGACAACATACAAGTGCTTACTTTAATGGCTTTCATTGGAACTTGTGGTTATTCAATTTTTGAAATTCCTGCTAAATACTTTGCAAAGAGATTAGATACTTATGTTAATGAAGAAGATAGAATGATAGCAAGAGAAGAAATAACTGAATATAGAGAAAAAAATAGAGGAAGCGTATAGGAGAAATGCAAATGAATGGAGAGAATATACAAAGACCTAATCAATATGTTGAGAAGGCATTAACTTACAAAGATAATAAAAGCAAAAAGTTTTTCAAAGCATTATTAGATAAATTGGAAATATTTTTAGTTGTTATAATTGGTGTTTTATATGTTTTACAAGGTTTATTTACTCTATCAAAGAGTGGCAAGTCTTGGCAAGACATTTTAGGTGGAATTGCAGAGAGTTTCTTGGTTGGATTTATGATTTATACATCATTAAGAAGAATGGGTTTAAGAATGGGTAGAAAAGATGATAGATTTTTAGAATCATTAGATTTATATGCCGATACAAAAGCACAAACGAGAGATTATAGAGAAAAGACACCTGCATTTTGTGTATATAAGAACATACAAGAAGTAGAGAGTGCTAAAAGAGAATATTTAGAAGATAATGGTTTGAATTATACTTTATGGAAATATGGAAAATATACAAAAGAAATGGTTGATAGATTAGAACTAGATGAACAACAAAAAAAGTGTTTAGATAATGTTGCTAATATAAAGATACAAAGATTAAAGCCTAATGAGTTATATAGTGATTTACCACATTTAAGCAAAAGACAATTAAAGAAATATGGAAGATTTGGATTAGATGAAAAGCACTATCAAGCACAAAATGGTATGAAAGATATTATGTTTATGGTATTTGGAGCATTATTAAGTGGTTATTTTATCTTACAACCTATAATTACAAAAGATAGTCTTGCTAATGTATTATGGAACGCAGTTCAATTATCGGTATGGGTTGCATTTGGTATTGGTAAATATTATCAAAGTTATATGTTTATGATTAACGATTATAGACAAAGCCATATCATACAAAAGACTGAAATATTAAATGAGTTTATATCAATTATGAGTAAGAATCCAAAAGCATTAGATGAGTATGATGAAGAATTAAAATATTTAAAAGAATTAGAAAAAATAGAGCAAGAAAAAGAAGAAAAGAAGGAGAGTGTAGATAATGAACTTTGATGAAATAAAACTACAACTAGATACAAGCAAGTTAAATCAACAAAATGAAATTAACAATGCTAATAGAGTAGCAAGTAATTACCTTCAAAACTATTTAAAGCAACAAGGAATTGCAAATAGTGGTGTAGGAATGAACGCTTATGCTAATTTGCAAAATAATGCAAATAATAATCTTGCAGATGTAAATGCTAATTATAATAGTGATTTATATAATGCAAAGCAACAATATCAACAAGATTATCAAAACAATTTAGAAAAGAATATGGCATTATTTACAAGTGGAAGTCAATATCAAGACTTAATAAATAAAGTAAATAATGATGTTGCAAATGATAGTGGACTACAAGGATATGATGCAAATAATTTTACTGATTATATTAAGAATTATCAAAATTATGCACTTGGAAATGAAGCAAATTCAAATGCTATTGCAACATTAGAGAATATTAGTAGCAATTTACAAAATATGGATAGATATGATGAAAACTATGCGACATTACAAGCAATGTCAACTGCATTAAATCAAGCATATAAGAATGGAGATACTGATACAATTAACAAGTTAGTTCAACAATATGAAGATTTAGTTAATGATTCAATGTATGATTATTCTTCAAATGTATGGGGTAATACTTATGATGAAGAAGGAAATGTTGTCGCAAATGATGATACAAGCAAGTTAGAGAAATTAGGTGTTGCTTATGGAACTACACCTGTTAGTAGCAAGTCAATTCTTACATACTTACAAGATAATACAAATATGAATGGAATTAACAATGCTAATGATGACCAATATAAGTATTTAGACCAAATTAGTGGAATGAGTAAAGAAGAATTAGACAAGGTATTTAAGAATGGTGTTGCTTATGATGTTAATATCGGTAAGGGAACAACAATGTATGTATATTACAATGGAAATTGGTATGCAAGTTCAAATACAAAGAAGAATGGAGCATTAACTATTAAGGAAGCATTTGAAAATGATAAAACAAAAGGTTATTTAAACAATAGTAGTGATAAAACAAGTTCAAGTGAAGAAACAACTATTGCTAATAATGGAGTAAGCGTAGGTGGAGAAAACGCAACTAATTTATATAACAAATGGGCAGATTTAATTACTCAAAAAAATGCAACATCTTTATCTATTACTCCTAACCAAAAGAAAGCAAAAGAAGAAATAACAAAAGCGTATCAAAATGGAGAAATAACTGATACTGAATATCTAAATATAAAAGATAGTTTTAATACATTAACAGGAAGAAAATGGTGGAAATAACCGAAAGGGGTGTTGTAAATGGCAGTAAATGTTAATTTATACAACGAGTATATTAAACAAAAGAGAGAGCATCAAGCACAATTACAAAAATTAAAAGGAACAACTAATCTAAATGCTATGGATAAGTTCAATGTCGGTGTTAAGAATGTTCAACAAGGTGTTGTTGGTGGTTTCTTAAAGACTTTTGAAGGTCTAGGAGATAAAGCATTAACATTATTAGCAAAAGGTGCAGATTTATTAAATCAAGATAGAGTAAGTGAACAATTACAAGACATTGTAAAGTTTAATGTTAGTGATTATCTTACATCAAATGAAAACAAATTAAGTAAGACTTTAATGGGGACACCATTAGACTATATTGGAGGTAATTTAATAGCAGGACATAATCCTTTTGGAAATAATAAAGTTGATTATCAAGATGTATCGGCACAACAAAATGTATTACATCCATTAGTTCAAAAGTTTACTTATGGTGCAGGTAATGTATTAGGGAATATGGCTTTAATGGGTGCAGGAGAAGGTGCAAAAGGTGCATCAATAGGCGCTAAAATTGCTTCAAAAGCAGGTCAATTTGGTCTTATGGCAAGTAGTGCAGGTGGTCAACAAATAGAGCAGTCATTAAACGAAGGAAAGAGCCTTAATACTGCATTATTACAAGGTGCTATTAGTGGTAGTATTGAAGGTGCTACTGAATTAGCAAGTGCTGGTTTTCAAGATGTTCTAGTTAAAAATGGAATCGTAAAAGGCGTTCTTGGTAAAGCAATAGTAGATACAACATTTGAAGGACTAGAAGAAGTCGCAAGTGATGTTGCACAACCATTAGTTGAAATGCTAACCGATAAAAAAGGTCAAGGTTATTTTAGTGTATTAAAAGAGCAAAATGGTGGTAATTGGGAAGGCGTATTTAAAAATATGGCAGAAGATTTTGGTATTGCCTTTATCACAAGTGCTTTAATGGGTGGTGGAGAAGTCGCACAAAAATTAAATAACGCTAATTGGAGTTTACAAACTGCAAATGTAATTGAAGAAATGGGAGATATTTCACAACCATTATTTGAAATGGAAGCAAGTATTAAAAATGCTTTAAATAGTGGAAATTATAACAAGGCAACTGCATTACAAGCAAAACTAGAAAATTATAAGACTAAAAACAATGTCAATGATAAGATAAAAGCATTATTCATTAAGTATATTGATAGTAAAGGTGTTAAACTTAATGCACAAGAAGATGCAATAATGAAAAAGGCTACTGATGGTAATACTGATACTTTAAATCTATCAAATAAAGAGTTTAAACAAGCACAAAAAGCAGTTAAAAAGATAAATATGAAACAAGATATGGAAAGCCAAATCAATTCGTATTTAGCCGATAGTAATACTCAAATAACAAAAGAAAATGCACAAGAAATTGCTAATAAATTAGGTGTTAAGTTAAACATTGTAGAAGATAAAACACATTCTTCTTATAATGAAAATACTAATACTTGGACTTTTAATATCAATACACAAGTTCAAGAAAATGGTAGTTCAAAGTTCATTAAGAATGGAGAAAAGCAAACATTAGTTGAAGGACATAAAGCATTAGTGCATAGTTTAGAACACGAATTTGGTATTCACGCATTAAACTTAAAATCTAAAAACTTATCTAATATGGTGTATATTCAAGCACAAAAAGATGGTTATATTACTGATGAAACATATAAGCAATATGAAAAGAGATATGCAAAAATGGTTGAAGGAATGAGTGAAGTTGATAAAGTAGATTATATAAAAGAAGAAATATCTGCAAATATGATTAACAAGTATTTTCCTACAATGGATAGTTTCCTTGAAGCATTAGGAGAAAAGAAATCAACATTTAGACAAAGACTAGCCAATTCATTAAGTAATTTATTTAGAAAACATAAAGAGCAAAAACCTGCCTATATGAGTGATTTAATTGCAACATTAAGAAAGAATAATGAAGAATATAAAAAAGCCTTAAAGAGCCAAAATAAAGCCAAAGAAAAGGCATCTTATACAGTTAAAGAAGATAAAGAAAAGAAAATCAATGAAAAAGATGTTGTTAGAAATGAATTAACCGAAGAAAATGTTGAAAATATAAATAATAAAGAATTAGAAACAAGATATGATGATGCTATAAAAAATAATGATTTGGATTTAGCACAAAAATATCTTGATGAATATGCAAAAAGAAAAGGATATACTCCTACTCATCTATATACAGGTAGCAATTCTAATTTTGATACATTTGATATTGAGAGAGCAGGACAAAGCAATAGTTTTGCTAGTATTGGTTTTTGGTTTACACCTAACGAAAAAGGTGCTTTAAACTTTGCTAATAGTGTATGGTATGGAGATGGAGATGCAAATGTATATGATGTATATTTAAAACTTGATAATCCAAAAGTTTATAAGTTGAAAAAATATAGTGTTGAGCAAGAAACAAAACTTATAAACAAATATAATGATTTAAGAGATGATGCTAGAAACATATTAAATAAATATTATAGTTTAATTGAAAACAAAGATGGTAATAAATACATTTTAAGATTGATATTTGGAAAAGTAGAAAGCAATGTTAATTATGCAAATGATAGTTCGTATCCTATGCCTTTATTTAATAAAGAATTACAAGAAGATGTTAAGTTTGATGATGTAGAATTTGAGCAACTAAAAAAAGATATACTAGAATATAAATCAATTCTTAAAAAAGCAAGAAATACTCAAATACAAAGAGAAAACATTAGATACAATGATTCTTACGAACAATTTAGAACTGATATTTATAAATTAGCAGGTGCTACACCAGAAGATGCTAATTTTATGGGTAGTAGTAAAGCATTATGGAGAGATGGAAAAATAATAAATAATAGAGAATTAGCAAAAGATTATAAAGAAAAACTAATTGCAAAGGGTTATGATGGAATAATAATAAAAGGAACTAGGTTTGATAACGATACGCTAGGTGCAAATAACGACCAATATGTAGTATTTAATTCTAATCAAATAAAACTTGCTACAACTCAAACATTTGATGACAATGGTAAAATAATTCCTTTAAGTGAGCGTTTTAACGAGAATAAAGATAGCATTAGATACGATATTTCAGAAGATAGTGAAGGTAATGAGTTATCAAAAGAGCAAGTAGAACATTTTAAGAAATCAGTTGTAAGAGATGAAAAAGGAAATCTTCTAATAGTTTATCACGGAACAAAATGGGCAGGGTTTATGAAGTTTGACCCTAGTGGAAGTGGTAATGGTTATTATAGATTTGGAGATAATACGGTTATTTTCTTTACTGATGATATTGAAATGGCAAAGTCTTATTCAAATGATTATGATAAAGAAGCAAAAGTATTAGATACTGCTAAATTCACTGCTACTACATTGAGAGAACTTAATAAAACATTGAGTGAATATGGAGAACAAAGTGGTTATGGTAGCGAAAATATAAGAGTATATAAAGGAGATAATATACCTTATCAAATAAAGCGTAGAATCAATAAGCCTATTGAAAGTGATAAATACTATTTAACCTATGAAGAAGGTTATGGATATTTAGGAACTTACGATAGCATAGATGAAGTTATAAGATATGGAATACAAAGCGTTCACGATACATTTGGAGATGTAGATGAAGGAGAAAATCCATTAAATAGATATATTGATGATGGAAGTATTTACAAAGGCTATGTAAATATTGAGAATCCTTTGGTTGTAGATGCAAAAGGTAAAGAGTGGAACAAAATTGAAGATGTTGAAAATCAATATTATGGTGTTTTAAAAGATACCGAAAAGTATGGAGAAAATGATTTAACAATTAAAGACATTGATACCATTGAAAAATTATTATCTAAATATAATATTGAACTATTCCAAGATGATGAAATTGATAAAGGATATGAAAATGAGTATTTCATTGGATGGAATGATGGTAATGAAATTAAAATTATTGGAGTAGAAATTGATGAAAACGGAATATCTTTATATGGGAAAAAACAAAGTTTAAATCAAATACTACAAGAAAATGTTGTTCTTCCTACTACAACAAATAAATTAGTTGAGAAGGCACTAAAAGAAGGATATGATGGAGTAATAATCAAAAATGTAATTGATTATGGAAGTAGTTCACTACATCACGATAATTCCCCTCACAATTTATACATTACAATTAAATCTGCTAACCAATTTAAAGATTACCAAAATAAGAAACCTACAAACAATGATGATATAAGATATGAAATCGCAGAAGAAGAATCGTTCCTTGAAGAATACAAAGATATTTTAGAGCAAGACAAGTTAATGTCTAGTGATTATTATAGTGAAGAAAAGAAAAAGGTAGATAGCAATGAAATATTAAGAAATTTAGAAGATTTACTTTACAATAGAAATATTGAAGGAGAAATTAAGTTTGATAACAAGCAAGTGATTTTAGATTACTTAAAACTTATTCAATTACAAAATAATCCTGTTAAGATATCCGATTTGGTTTCAAAGGTTATTATGAAGAATGTTTATGTTGAAGTTGAAAATCCTGATTTAATGCGAAAAGCAAAGTATGTAGATGATTTCAAATTAGAATTCTTCCATAAGATAAAAATAGATGATGATACAAAATCCGAATTACAATATCGTTATGGAAAAGATTATAAGACTGTTGCTAGTTTTTTAAGTAATAACAAGAAAGATGGTTATGCAAAAGATACATTAGACCAAAGAATGAGTGAGTGGAAAGAAATATACCCTGAATATGAAAATAAAGGGGATAATGCTTCTGATTTATTCATAGATTTATACGAACAATATAAAAATTACAAGAATGACTTAAAAAAATATAACAAAGAAGAATATGATGAAATATCAGGACAAGAAGAATATAAACAAGCAGAGAAAAGAATTAAAGATAGCCTTATTGAATTAGCAAATAATTATATTTCATTTAAGGGAGATGTAATTGTAGAATACCAAGAAGATTTTACAAAGATAAATCAACTTAAATTAGAAATACAAGCATTAGAAGAAAACATTAAGCAACTACAAAAAGAAAATAAAACTAAAACAACTCAAAAAGAAATTGATGGTTATAAAAATAAAATAACTATGCTTAAAGAAGATTTAATAGATACTGAAAAAGCATACAAAGGTAATAAATCATCAAGAGAAAAGTTAGAGAAAAAGTATAATACACTTAAAGACAACTTTAATACTAATATGAAAGAGTTATTAGAAACTTCAAGAGAATTAGTTAGAAATGAAAAACAAACTTATTTAGATACTAATGCTTTAAACAAATTAAAGCGTGATTTAGAAGGAGATAAGAAACTCACAACACGATTTAGACAAGATATTGAAAAAGTATTTAGAGATATAAGTGGCAACGAAAAGTTTAGACTTGAAAATGATAGTTATACCGAAATTGTAGATATGCTTAATAATGGTGGAACAATAGATGATGTTGTAGATTATTTAATACAAAACATTGGTTTTGAGTATGAATTAAATGGTATTAAGTTCTTTGATAATATTGAAAGCGTAAGTAATGAAAAAGAATTAGATATGATAAGATACACTCTAAAAGAAGAAATTAAAGATTTCTATAATAGTAGTGAAGAAAGTTTAAAATCAAAGAAAAATAGAAAAATTGATGAATTAAAATCAAAGATACTAGCAATGAAAAAGGCTAAATCAGTTGCATCACAACCAAAAGTAAAGATTAAAAATGAAAAGAAAACTACACTAGATGATGATAAAGTAAAAGAAATGTTAACAAAGAGTAGAGATGAAATAATTAAATCTACATTTGAAGATGAAAAGACAAGACTTGAAACTTTCAAGAATAAGTTAGAAATACAAAAGAAATCAATTAGTGAAAATCTTATTGTTTATTGGGTAGATGCACAACACGCTATTTATAAATCTATTATGAATAACGAAAGTGGAGTTCAAACTTTTTTAAGTAAGAATGAAGAATTAAGTAGGTTTGAAAAAGACTATGTTGCAAGATATGTTGTTCAAAGAGGTAGAAGTGCTACTGCAAGAGCAATAAATATGGTTAAAAATGGTATTATTTCAAGGGATGGAAAACCATTGATAATAGATTTTGGAGATGGAAACATTGGAGAAGTAGTTGGAATTGATACTATTTATGATGGGCTTAATTTTGAAAGAGCAGGAGAATTTGAAGCATATTTATTAGAAAAACATAATGTAATGAGAATGTCTATTTATGAAAGACTTGCATACAATAAAGATATGGAAGGACTTACAATAGATGAAATAATTGATAAGTATGGAATAGACTATGAAAACATACCATTATTAAACAGAGCATCAATGTTAAAGAAAAATGTTGATGAAATAAATGATAGGTTATATAGTGGAGAAAAATTATCAAAAGAAGAAAAGAAAGCATTATTAAAATTAAGAGCAACATTTAATATGCAAATTAGAGAATTAACTAATCAAGCAAAATATATGAAGAATAAGCCTATATACAATAGTGAGATAGATGCTAAAACACAAGTAGAAAACTCACAAAAAGAAATTGCTAGATTTGAAAAGGAAAATCCTGACTTTAAGCAAAGAGCATTAAACTTATATGCTTATAATGAGTGGTTATTAAGAGAAAGTATATCTAATGGAAGATTAAGTGAAGAAAATTATGATATATTTAAGAAATATTATGGTTATACTTATGTTCCTATTTTTAGAACAATGAATAATAATCAACAAACAGGAATTGATACATCATTATCTATTAGAGGTTATCAACACGCAAATGGTGGAACTGAAAAGATAATGGCTATTAGAGAATCAATGCAAATACTTACTGCAAGAAGTTTAAGAGCAAATGCGATAAATAACATTGCAACTATGATTGATAATAATGGAATGTCTAGTGAAGCAAGAAAGCAAACAAAAGACAATACAACTAATTATAGTGAAAAAGAAACTCAAAGCGTTGAACAATTTGAAGAATCGTTAAATGATGATAATGCAGTTGGTGTATTAGAAAACATTGATACTAAAACTAACAAAGATAATCAACTTTATGAAATGAAATATTTTAAAGATGGGGAAATGCAAAGAGTAAAGATTACATTAAATGAAGTTGTAGGATTACAAGACTTACAAAACAATAAATCTTTAACTGAAACTGTTGATGATTTCCCTAGAAAAGCCTTAAAAAAGATAATGGGTGGTTTTAGAAGTTTAGTAACGAATTATAGTCCATTCTTCGTTGTAAGAAATATGTTTAAAGATGCTCACGATGCAGTTGTATATTCAAGATATGATAAATATTTCTTAAAAAACTATGCAAAAGCATTTGAGTTAATACGAGAAGGATTATTCACAAAGAAATCTAACACTATGTGGAAATTATATACTCAATATGGTGGTGGAGAAAGTGGATATTTTAGTGTAAGAAATATACTAGATAAAAAGAAAACATATGATCCATTAAAAATTGCAGGAAATGCTATTGAAAGAGCAAACTTATATGTAGAGCAATTACCAAGATTTGCAGAGTTTTTATCTTCTGTTGAATATCAAGAAAAGATGGTAAAAGAAGGTAAACTTAAAGAAGTTGACTATTCAAGAGCAATTTATGATTCACAAGATATAACATTAAACTTTGGTATTCACGGAAGTGGAACAGTTGCAAAAGCATTTAATACTTATGTAATACCATTCTTCAATGCACAAATACAAGGTAGTTATAAAGCAACAAGAACATTCGTAACAAATAAGAATGTTTACCATAGATTAAAGGCTACTATATTATTAGCATTTATGGGACTTGCTCCTATTATGGCTAATGCTATCTTATATGGTGATGATGATGATTATGAGCAATTATCTTCTTACTATAAAGACAATTTCTACCTTATCAAGTATGGGGATGGAAAGTTCGTTAGATTACCAAAAGGGCGTATGCAAAGTATCTTTGCTACAATGTTAGATAAAGATTATAAGACTACTGAAAAATTAAAGAGTTCTTGGGACACATTATCTCCTGTATCTTCATTAAGAAGTATATTAGAGCCATTTAAAGATGTTCAAACAAATACAACTTGGTATGGTGCTACATTAGTTGGTAGAGAATGGGATGGAACAAGACCTGAAAATAGATACACTAATGATACAAGTTATTTTGCAAAACAAATAGGTAAGCAATTTGGTGTTGCACCTATAAAGGTAGATTACTTACTAGACCAATATACAGGTGTATTTGGAGATTTCCTTCTACCACTATCATCAAATAATGGAAAAGGTAAGAATATGGGTAAGGAACTTGTTAAATCACAATATGTTGCAGATAGCGTATTTAAGAATAATCGTAGTGCAAAGTTTTATGATTTAAGAACTGAATTACAATATCAAACAAATGAAGGTAGTTTACAAGCAAAAGCCGAACTTAAATATATGAATAAGATGATGAATCAAATTAGAGAGTTGCAAGAGCAAGTTGAAGGAATAAAGAACGATAATGAAAAGAGAGCAGTTCAAACGAGTATCAATGCTATCTATAATCAAGCAACAACTACTGCAAAAGAGTTAAGAAAGATTTTAGATAAGATGGATATAAACGAAGAAAACTATGAAGATATTTATTATATTGCTTGTGCATCATTATTAGGTGGAAAAGGTGCGTTAGAGTTAATGAATAACGAACAATACGAAAGAGCAAGTGAATTAGATAAAGTAGGAATTGATTATGATATGTATTTCAATTACTATATGGATACAAAGGGAATGGACAAGTCATTTAAGACTGAATACATTAACAAGATGAAGATTAGTAAGCAAAATAAGTATCTATTGTATCTTGCAAGTGGTTATTCAATACCTGCTACACAAAAGCAAATCTTAACAACTTATATTAAAAATAGTAAGATGAGTGATGAATACAAAGCAACACTTACTAAAAAACTATCTTAAATCAATTTTTATTCATAATATGAATAAGTATAAGCAAATTAAATAAAACACGCTTTAAAAGGCATTTAAAAGCCAAAGAAAACAAAATAAAAGGGATACTTTAATCGGTATCCCTAATTTTTTTATTATTTAAGCCTTAAAGTGCCTAATTTCTATCTTTTTTTCTTCTAACTTTTCTTTTTCTTCTTCCTTTTTTAATTTAAGGAACTTTTTTAAATCTTTGAAAATCTTACTATCTTTTAAGATATTCTCAATTTCAATAACATATTGAAAATAAGGTGTCTTACTAATTCCTAATTCAATACAACTATCTTGCCAATTTCTACCTATTACAAACTTTTCCATAAATACTTTTGTTTGCATATCCTTTAATTGACTTGTTAATCTATCAATATCATCTAATAAGTTTTCTTCAAGTCTATTTAATTTAGCAATATATTTCTTTTGTAGATTAACTTTTGTTTCACATTCGTTTATATAAGCACTTCTAGTTAATCTTCTAGTCATTAAATCGGCTTCGTATGCTTCTAATACCTTTTCGGCAGTTAGTTTTAATAAATGTAAATCTAAAATACTTTCGTATGTTTCTCCTTTAAATGTCATATAATTCCATCCTTCTTACTGATATTCCTGTTCTTGATTTCTTTGTTTTTTGATTTGGTAATTTAATCATTATGTTATGTAGTTGACCTACAACAATAATATGTTTGTGTATCATTGCTTTAAGGTTAGTATAAGCACCTTTTTTCCAAAAGATGTAGAAATACTCATCATTATTCTTAATAACTGCTAAAACCATATTTTGTTCGGTTAATTCATATAGATTTATAAACTTACCACTCATTGTTATTTCATTTATCATTTTTCTTCCTTTACATAATCAGGAAATTGTCTTTTTAATTCTTTCATAAACTCATCAAAAGTATTAACTATTCTTTTCCCTATTTTATTCTTTTTAATTGCTATTTCTACTAATGGTAGATTTTCTACAACATTGTGATAAATTAAGCAGTCAAGTTCATAAGCAAGTTGAATAATAAGATATTGAGAAGTAGAAATTGATGCACATACAATATCTTCTCCCTTTTCTGCATATTCACTATGCCCTTGAATAATTATTTTATAATTTTTGTTATTGTTTTCTATTGTGTAAGTTGTCATTTTGTATCTTCTTTGCCTTTCTTATAGTTTTTCTATCGCATTTATATTTAATAACAATAGATTTTTGATTTTCATTTAAGTCAATAAGAGCCAACCTTTCTGCTTTTGTTTTGTGATGTATGTTGTATTTCTTAAAAGAGTTAGATATGAATTGCTTACAAGTATTAAATACAATGTATTCTTTCATTTCTTCATAAGATATATTTAACGATTCCAAGTATTCACACCCTTCTCTATTAAGATATACAACTTTACCATTAGATATTATAAGTCCTTTTGGAGTTTTCAAAGGCAATAACCCACTCTAATTGTGCTTTTGTTGGCTTTTCCTTATTCTTGTAGGCAAAGTATCTTTCGTATTCTTTAAGAGCCTTTTTTAAGGCTTTATTCTCATTTTCTAATACAATAACCTTTTCTTTTCTTCTATTAGATAGTGAGTTAGGATTTTTCCATTCATAATCTACAAAGCCATAAGTCTTATTGTGTTTTAATCTACTATACTTAATTGTATATCCTTCAACATATAAGTTATTGTCTTTTAACCATCTAATTAAAAACTCAACATCAGTAGCAACTTTATTTTTCATAAAGTCCATAATGTTATTATCTTCATTAGCAGACCATTTAGCATAACCTTTCATTTCAATTATTGTAATAGTCTTTTCTTCGTGATTATAAACAACGAAGTCAGGAGTATAATTTTTTCTTCTACCTAAATTGATTTGAATACCTTTGTATTTGTTTTGGTAGAAAAAGTTAATCTTGTTTTTACATAAATAATTGTAATATTCAAGTTCTAATTCACTATCAAAAACAATTCCATTACTTTCTATTTTCATTTAATTGATCCTTTAATCTTTTAATTTCTAATTTAAGATTATAATTCTCTGCCTTAACTACATTTAATTCGTTAATTGCATTATCAATTATTCTCTTTTGTTCATCAATAATATCTTGTTTAACTATTTCTATTGTTTGCATTTAATACCTCTCTTAAAATTGATTTAATAATTCCTTTTGTTAGATTTCTATTAAAAGAATAAACACACCATTCAAGCCTAGATTTAGTCTTTTTCATAGCATCTAAATCAATAATAGGACAACCTAATTGATGTAAGAATATTAAAGTATTATCTTCAAAATAAATGCGTTCTCCTTTAACACTAAAATCAATTTCTTCTTTTTCTAATTTGTCATTAGCAATGTAATATTTGTATAAGTTATTTAATCTCAATGTAATTCTCCTTAATGTAATTCATAATCTCGTTGTTTTCTTTTGATACCTCATCATCCAAGAATAAATAATTGTTTACATAAGCAATAGCCTTACCTTGTATTTTTAAATGCTTTGCAACCTTATCAAACATTTTTGCTTTTTCAAGCATTTCCTTAACTATTTGCATTTCTTGTTCATATTTAAGTCCTTGATATCTTTCTCCTACAACAACTCTAACTAAATTGTTAAAATTGTCAGATTTTTCTAACGCCTTTTTAAAGTCATAGTATTCTACTTTACTAAAATCGTGTTTATTCATTATCTACTACCTCCAACACTTCCTTTAATAAGTTAAATTCTTCTTGTGTTAATTTATAACCAACTTTAAAATTATTATTATATTTTTCTAATAAGTTATTATTATACCTATCTAAATTACTATTTGATTGAATAATATGTCTTAAACACCAAGTATCAACACGCTTATTCTTAATAATTTCTAGTGCCTTTAATTCTTTTTCTATGGTTAAAAAATCTTCATTCCAATCATCAATATCATATAGTGAAGAGAAATAAGGTATTGTTGCTTCTCTTCTTATATTATTTAATGCTTTTAAACTTTTACTCATCCTTATCTAAACACTCCTGTTTTAATCATAATAAACATTGCCATAAGATTTCCTAGTATGCTACAAAGAATTATTAAAAGCATAACATATAAATCTTCTAATAGTTTTATATACCATTTCTTTTTATTCATCCTTATCCACCTCAAAGTAATCAAAGTATTTGTCATCTTTTTCTAAAATAGGATTTTCATCAATTCTTACGGTATATAAATATGGTTGTTCTTGTTGTCTTAACCACTCTAAATATTCTAATAATACCCTTTCAGTATTATCTCCTGTCATCCATCTTTGTCTTACATTGTTCTTATAAATTGTTAATTCTGTCATTTACTCCATCTCCTTTTCTTTTCAACTTTTGGCTTGTTATCATTCTCAATTTCATAAACATAAATAGTCTTATTATCAGTTGTAATAACATATTTGTAATCAGTATTATCTATGTGTATCTCTTTAACCTTATATGCTTTACCTTTGAATATAAATGCTTGTCCTACATACATTATTTTAATTTCCACCCTTTACCTAAATCTTCAAATAAATATCTTGTTCCTTCATCAGTTTCAAAATAATATCTTCCTTCTATCATTCCCATACTTTTTACATTCTTGTCTGTAAATGTTTTTATTCCTTCAAGTATTCCTTTTTTAAATGCAATATCTATTATTGAAGGAGAAACACCAAGTTGAGATTTTGCTATAATAAATCTTTTATCATTCTTTACACATTCTTCTAGTAAATCTAAACATTCATTAGCAATATCAATTTCACTTTGTATAATTTCATCCTTCTTTAATAGATTTCTTATGTAATCAACACATTCTTCTTTTTTCATTTGAACACCTTTAATAAAACATAAGTAATCATTGTAAGTATAATAATGATAGTTCCTACACACACAAACAATGTTAATTGCTTGTTATCTTCATCATCATTTTTGTTGTTATTCATCCTTTAACACCTCTTTAAGTTCATTTGCCATTTGAATAACTACTCCTTTATATTCATTTTCGTTGTAAAGTAGTAAACATAACTCTTTTTCTACAATGTGCCAATTACCTTTTTTTGTATCATAAACACCTTTGTCTGCAACTTTAACATATCTATAAGGACATTTATTTTTCATTTTTAGTATTCTCCAATTCCTTTAAAGCCCATTCATATTTGCTTTTTTCTTTCATCATTTCTTTGTATTGTTCCTTGTAAAAACTCTTAATAAAATCTAATTCATCAAGTTCACTTTTAATTTCAATAAATGATTTATATTCTTCCTTTGACAACACATTTGAATTGTTTATTACTTTAATTATCTTCTTAAAAGCATCATTACCTTTTCCCATACTTATCTCCTAATCTTCATCTTCATCATCATATTCCCATATATAACCATAGGCAGTATCAACTTCTCCATTTAAACATCTTCTTATGTTTTTATAAAAGGTGCTAAAAGCCTTATCTTCTTTTGATTTACCAATAATGTAATTAGTGCAGTCATTTATACCCTTAAACACTCTTAAAATCTTATTACACTTATCTTTCATAATGATGCGACTACCTTGATTATGTTTAGTATTAGGTTGCATACCATTATGCTTTAACCAAGCGTTTGATATTTTAATCCAAACATAGTCCTTTTCATCTTCATTAAATTGTTGTGTAATTTGTGAATGATAGATTAGTTGCTTGTAATTAACTATTGCTTTCATTTGTTCCTTTTCTTGTAATAATTGCTTGATAGTTTCTTCTGCAACCTTATCTCTTAATTCTTTTGTTTCTGCTCTAACACTATTAGACATCTTTATACATTCTCCAATTCTTTAAATTAGCAACTATTGACTTATCTTGTTTTTCTTCAAGTTCAATAATCATTCCTTCATCTCTCATTTCATCAAGTGCATCTTCAAGGATCATTTCAAATACAATTTCTCCATCTTTGTTATATTCTCTAACCTTACTTTCACATTTAGGAGAGCAAAGATAAACATTTCCATACTTTTTAAGGTTTCTAAAATACCATTCAGGAAGTTGTGAATCAATAGATAAAATCTTATAACCTTGACTTGTTAAAGTTCTTAAATCACATTCAAGTTCCTTTGGCTTATTAAAACTCACATATATTTGTTTAATTGTATTTGTAAAATCAATGTATCTAACTATTTTTTTCTTCATTGTAAACCTCATTAACAATAGTCCATATTGTTTCTCCATAAACTGACATCACTTGGCATACTTCTTCTTCTGTAAAAGTATCATTGTCATTTGATAAACCATTTTCATAAATATAAGCGTGGCATAATTCGTGTGATAACACTTGTCTTTTTCTAGTAAATGGTAGTTTCTTTAATATTAAGATTTCTTGATTTTCACTATCGCAAAAACCTAAACAATTAGATGGCATATCATTCATTGATACTTCAATAATTTCATATTCAAATTGATGCTCTCCAATTTTTCTTTTTACATTTGTCATTTGTTAATCTCCCTTAATTTTTTTCTTTGTTCTTTGTTTAGATTAGATTTTTCTAAACGCTTCATATTAGAAATAATGTTGTTAGGCTTAAAGACTTGCATAAACTCATCAACTGACATTTCTAATGTTTTTCTTTCTCTACCTTTTGAATAATCTATCCATAAGGCTCTTAAATACATTTTCTTGCCTTCTTGTCTTACTAATTCTCCAACTAATTCAACATAAGTTCCTTCATCAAAGTCTGCATAGCATTTACTTGCTAATGGCTCTCTTGCTATAACAGGTATTTCACTTACTGACTTATCTTGATTATCAACACCAACAAAGAATCGGTATTCGTTATTGATATAATCACATTCTTTGGTAATATAACCACTTATAGTTGCAGTATTTATACTAAAACCACCTTTCTTGCTCAAATATGTTGCCTTAAAGCAACTTTTAAATAAAAACCGATAGAAATATCAACATTCAAATAAAAGTGCTTTTAAAAGGCATTTTACATAAAATCAAATATTGTATTATTTTTTTGTTCTACATCACTTTTTTTAGTTCCATCAATAATAAACTCTCTAATAAATCTATTTGCGTAATCTTTTGATATTATTGAGCGTTCAACTTGTTGACCGAATAAACTATTATGAGTTCTTAATTTTTTATAATTAACTTGTTCCATAATGAAATTATCTTTTGGCTCACAACCTATAAACCAATATTGAGTAGGTTTCTTTTCAAAATCTCCTGTTGCGTGTCTATCATTATCAATTACTTTTGGTTTAATACACCAATAATTAGTTAAGTAATGTTGTGTTGAATACGGATTTTCAATAATTAAACCTATTCCTTTTCTTTGTAATATTATTACTAATTTACAGATAAGTTCGTAATTTCTTGCTAATTCTTTATGAAGATTCATATTATATTCTAATTTCTTTTCTAAATCCCATTTCTTTTGTTGCATTGCATCTCCTCTAAACCATAGTAGGATTTGCACTTCAAACCTAGTGCAAGGGAAGAACGCTAATACAATATCATCTTTTTGGAAGGAATCAAATATGCTTCTCCCCCCCCCGTATGCTTTGTCAATTTGCTCATATAAATCGCATTGATAATCAGTTTCGTTATAATCATTTAAAATATCATAGTCATAGGCTTCATAACCTAACTTCTTAAACTCATTTTTAAATGTTCCTGACTGTTCAAATAAACATCTATAAACCATTTTTAACTCCTTTTCAAAAAAACTTTCTTTTATATATTTCCTTTTCTTTCTTTTATTTATCTATCTTTATATTCTATATTTATATACTATCTTTATATTCTATATATATTAGTGGAAAATTTTTCCATACCCCCTAGAAAATATTTCTATACCCCTAGAAGATTTTTCCATACCCTGTGGAATTTTTTTCCATACCCCTATGGAATTTTTTTCTATACTATGGAATATTTTTCATACTAGAATATTTTATAGATTTTCTCTAAACTTTTGTTCTTTTCTTCTTTCTTTGCTTCTTTGATTTTTTGAGTAGTAGAATACTTAATAAACTTAACATTATTATTCATAATTTCTTCTTTAATAAGTAGTCCTTTATCAACCAAAGATTTTAAAGCATTTTGAATAGTTCTCTTATCACAATTATTCCATTCTGCAAGATAAGATAAACTACCTTCATATTTAGTATTGCAGTCTTGATTAAACCCATAAATGATAGCATAGGTAATAAGTTCCGTGCCTTTCAAGTTAAGTTCATTTATCATAAACGACTGCAAAACAACATAAGTATTGTCCTTTGGCATTGTTTTACATCCTTTCTTGTAATTACATAAAATCAAATATACTTTGTATTCCTTTTTCTTCTCTTTCTTTTTCTTCTCTTTTATCTTTTTGAGATACTCCATTTAATCTATCTTTTGCTATCTGATAATATATAGGAGATAACTCAAAACCTAAATATTGTCTATTTGTTTCTTTACAAGCAACTGCCGTTGTTCCACTTCCTAAAAAACAATCCAAAACCACATCATTTTCTTTTGTAGAATGTAAAATATGTTTTTTGACATATTCCAAAGGTTTTATTGTTGGATGGTCATACTCTTTTTTATCTTCTACATTAGCAGGAGATATATAATACTTATTTTTAAGTTCATAACCACTGTTTAATAAAGTTCCTTTTTCTCTAAACATTAAACAATATTCAGTATCAGGCAACCAAGAATTGTTAGTTGTTGGTGTAGGATTAGTTTTAATCCAAGTTAATATTTCAAATAAACAACCTTTATCCCTTACAAAATAATTCATAATATCTAATATTTGCAATTTGCTACACCATATATATATATATATACTTTTCATTTTTTTACATAGTGTATCAAATATAGAATAATCTATTCCATCTTCAATGTTAGTTAATTGAATATCTTTATTTCTTGCGTTTCTTGCAATTCTTAATGCTTCCGTATTGCTTAAACCTTGTTCTTTTGCCTTTTCATAGTTTTCATTAGTTCCCATTAGTTGAGTTCTTTTTCTAGCAGTTCTTTGCCCTAAATCACTCTTACCTGCACCACCTTTATTATATAAATATGGAATATCAATATATACTAAATCAATGCTATTATCAGGTAAATCATTTAAAGCCTTATAACTATCTTCATTGTAAATGTTATTAGTTTCAAATCTACCTAGTTTCATTATTGCATTTCCTTTACATAATCAGTTAATTTCTTCTTGTAATATGTATTACCAATAATTTGTTTCTTTAAATGATGATAGTTAGCAATTAAAGACATTGCTTGATTTCTTTTCTTTGCTAAATAAAGTTCTAAATCTTCTGTTGAATTAGTTAATTTATAACCCTTATTTGTTCCTACAACTAATGAATCAATTTCTCCTGCAAGATAATAATTCATAATATCTTCACATATTCTTCTAAAACCACGAGCATCAAACTCATATCCTAGATAATAAGCATCTCTCTTAATATCTCTCATTGTCTTATAGTCTTTATCTAGTCCTAATCTAACTAACATTTCAATAGTGCTATAAAGTCTATCATTCTTTACTTCTTCATTTAATTTTGTAATTCTATCCATTGTTTTTACTCACTTTCATCAAAATAATTATTCTCATTTGATTTATTAGTCTTTTCTTGCCCTTTTAAATAGGCTTCCTTGACTTTTAATTCTTCAACCATATCTTCAATAGGTATGTTATCTTCATTGTCTTTAAAATGCGTTTTATAGTTTGAATTAGCATATCTTTTAATTAGTTGACATTCATAAACATAAAGTTTTAATTGTGGAGTATTGTTATACATTCTCACAAAAAATCTACCTACAACAACAACCAAGTCCCCTTGATTAAGTTGTAAGGCTCTAATCTTTTCACAAGTTGATCCTGCCCATACTGTTCCTTCAATTACTACTGCACCATTTCCATCAACACCTAACATAGTTTCTCTTGATGGTTGCATAACCTTTAATTTCAAATAATCTCTATCAGTTTTAGTATGTTGCATAAGTTGTGGTGGCTCTACTAAATATCCTTGAAAAGTTAATGTTGATAATAAATCCATAATTTAACTCCTAGAATGGTAAATCATCATCTACTACATTTACATTAGTTCCATTTGTCTTTGATGTATCATCATTAGTTTCAGTAAATGAATCAGAAGATGTAGCCTTCTTATATTCAGTATTACTTGTAGTTTGATAAGCCTTACAATAATCTACTACAACATAAGTAGCACTTTTCTTTTCTCCATCTTTTTCAAAATTATCTACTCTTAATGCACCTACAATTTCAATTAAACTACCTTTTTGAGCGTGTTTTTCTAAATACTCGGCTTGTCTATTAAAAGCAGTAAAGTTAATAAAATCAGTTAAGAAGTTTCCATCCTTATCAGGAACATTTCTACCTACTGCAACACTATTCTTTACTACCTTTGTTTCTCCAAAAGTCTTTGCTTCAATTTCATTAGCAATTCTACCTACAATTTCAATTTTATTCATTTCCTTAAATCTCCTTATTTAAAATATCTTTTGCACTTTGATAAGAAAACACATCAATTTTCTTATTCTTTTTTAATTGTTCTAGTCCTTCAAACATTTGAGTTCCTAGTTTAATTTCTCTACAATATTTCCATTTGTTATCTTGTATAAAAGGGCATTTAGCACAATTCATACATAATTTTTTATTCTCTGCCTTTTCTACTTGTTGACAATATAAATCTCCTAATCGCATTGTTCTTTCTCCTTCAATTCTATCTTTAATGATGCTTTTACATTTGAATATGTAATTTTCTTATATTTATCTAAATCTAAATTAGGATTATCTTTGATTAAACTTGATTCATCTAGTTTAGTGTTTTTTCTTTGATAAGCCTTTGTATAAACTATCTTTATCTCATCATTGATAAAAGATGTATAACCATATTTTTCCATAGCACTTGCAATTTGCTCTTTAATGCTCTTTAATTGATTTTCCATTTTTTCTTGCTCTTTAATTAAAGATACAATTTGACTTTGTGCCTTATAAACTAAATCAGTTGTTTCCTTTGGTAAGATAGACCATTCTTTAAACTCAATACCATTCTTATAACATTCCATAAGTTCATTTATTTCTTGTCTATCTCTTAATGGTATTTCTACAATTTCCATTTTAATATTTCCATTTTCATCAGGATGAAACCAACAACATTCTCCAATTTCAATTTGAGTTTGATAACCTAATCTACTTTCTAATAGATTTCTATAAATACTTTCTTGAAAACTAATTGCTCTCTTATGTAATTCATAAGTGTTCTTAATATCACTAATCTTTACTAAATCTCCATTTTCATTTGTAAAAAGTAAGTCAATTTGTCCTGCAACCAAACCATTATCAACCATTGTTTCACTATGAATGTTGCTAGTATCTTTGTAATAGTCCATAAATAGCCCTAATTCACTCGTAAAACCGATTTCTTTACCTTTGATGTAATCTTCTATCTCCTTATGCACCAAAGTCCCTTTTTGAGCCTTTTTCTTTAATGTTTCCATATCAACATTTGAGTAATCAGGAGCAAGTCCTACTTTAACCATAAGTTGAGTAGTTGATATTAAGTTATTATCATTTAATGTGTAAGTATGTGTTTCTTCATCAAATAACAAACCATTATCTTTAATATCTAACATTATGAGTTCTCCTTTTGAGCGTTTCTAGTCTTTTTCATTTGAATAGCATTGATTAAATCTTGATTAGTTAAGTTTTCTACATCTTTCTTAATATAAGTAGCATAATTCTCTAACTTAATACCTAATACAGAGCAGTCAACCAATAATGTTTCATCAAGTTCATTAGAATCTAAATCAATGTTATTAGCCTTTTCATTTACTTTCTTTTCCACTAAATCATTAGTCTTTTCTACTGCTTTATCAGTTATCTTTGTAGCCTTTGTAGTTGTGTTAACTTGCTTTTTAGCAACATTTCCAAATGAAAATACAATTTCTCCTGTTTTCCTATTAACAATAACTAATCTATCAATTTCTCGGTTATTGTTATAACCAATTTCTTTTACATCAAATGTATCATAGCACTTTCCATTATCTACCGAGCAACCTTTACCATTTTGAATCCAAATAAATGGACTTGAATAAAGTTCTCTACCTATCCCAAAACAAAATCCACTACGCTTCATAGCATCACTTGCTTCTCCTTTTTCCTTATCTCCAAAAGCACTTTCTACACCACAATTCCATTTAGTAATCCATTGTCCTATCTCTTTGTTATATACTGAAATACCACAATACATATTACCTTTAATTTCCTTGTATTCTACTTGCCAATTCATAACACCATATTCTTCATCAAGTAGTGTCATATCAGTTCTAGCAGTCTTATATAATAGTAAACTAATACCATTAGGCTTAACTGTTGCAACTTTACATTCAATTTCATTCGCATTTAATAATCTCATTGTCATTACTCCTCAAATAAATCCTTATATTTTTTTTCTAATCTAATACCAATACTTGTTCTACTTAATGGAAATACTGAATAAATATTTTCATCCTTATCCATAATCTTATTAGTTTCAATTTGGTCTAGCATTACATTATCAATAGTAAATACTTCAATATCAGGTTGTCCTATCTCAACTTGAATATAGTTTGCAATAAAATCTTTTAGTGTCATATTATAATCTCCTTTTTTAAATCATTTTTAATTAGTATCAAGATTTGTAATTCTTCGGCTCTTGAATTGCCACCTAGATATTTAATAACATTGTCTGCACTTACTTCACTTTGAGATTTACCTTTTGTGGCATTTATCTCTCCATAAATAGCCTTGACTTCGTTTTTAATATCTACTGCTTTTACCCTGCAACATTGTAAATACGCTTGTATTTCTTCAATGCTCCAATTCGGTTTACTTAATGCTTCTAACTTTGTCATTGTTTACTCCTTTATCATTTCTAGTTATATAATAGTTATATGCTATCAAGCAACTATTACTTAAAAAAAATAGACTTAATATCTTTATCTTTAATATCAAGAGTTTCAATAAGAATATCTGCAACATTTAAACTAATATCTCTATTATTGTTCAAATATCTACTCATAGCAGATTCAGTAAATCCAACTTGTTCACAATACTTCTTGACATTACCATATTTTGAGATAATTAAGCCTTTTAACTTATTAGTATCAACCATATATATTTATTCTCCTTTCTATAATATTGTATATTGCTTAATGAAGTAGTATTATATGCTACCAAGCAACTATTACAATACCATTATACACCCTATAAAATGGTTGTAAATAGGGAAATTAAATATTTTTAAAAATAAATTAAATTGACATTTTTTGTTTACTTAAAGCAACTTTTTATATATAATAATATTGGAAAAGGAGATGATAATATGGCAACAAAAATATCAACTTTTAAAGATAGGCTTTTAGAAGCAATGGATTTTAGAAGAATAAATCAAGAAACACTTGCCAAAGAAACGAGCATCAACAAAACTCAAATATCAAGATATGTAAATGGCAAAGCATTGCCTATGATATATCAAGTAGATAAGATAGCAAAGTATTTGCGTGTTGACCCTACTTGGCTTATGGGATACAATGTTCCTATGTTTGAATTGGTTATGGCAGAAACGCTTGAACAAAATATCTTGATGAGTGATAAGATAAAAGACATAACTTCTATTCTTGCTAAAATGAATGAGAGCGACCTAGATAAAATTATATTATTATTAAGAGTAGTCTTTCCTTCTTATTTCTCATAAAATAAAAAAACCACCTTCGGCAAGGTGGTTATAGGTAGAACAATGCAAAAAAACTACCTACATAATTATTATAATATATAAAGGAGATTATTACAATGCAAAAAGGAATATATTTAGATAAAAAAACAAATAAGTATTATGTATCAACTACATTTACTACTATGGATGGAAATTACATAAAAAAATGTAAAAGGGGATTTAATACAATTAGGGAAGCAGAGAAATGGAAAGCACAATTTACAACAGAGTGTTTAAACAAAACTTATTTACAACTAACATCAAATAAAAATGAGTTTGAGGCAGTATTTGACAAGTTCATTAAATACAAGTCATCATCACTTAAACCTAAATCAATAGAGTTATATACAAAGTTCTTTAAAAAACACATTTTTAGCCGTTTTAATAACAAAATGATAAAAGATATAAGTGTTAATGATTTAGCCGATTTATACACATATTTAAACTCATTAAACCTACTTTCTAAAACATTTAATCAATACATAAGTTATGTATTATCATTATTTGAATATTTAGACCTTATGGAATACATTAACCCTACTATATATAGAAAAAGTAAGATTATATTATCACCTAAAAAAGTTGATGATTCAAAAGATTTTAATGTATTGTCTGCAAGTGAGTTTAAATCATTTTTAGATACATTTGAAGATGATGAAATATCTTATACTCATAAATTATTATTTAAAGTCCTATTTTTTACAGGTTGTAGAAAAGGGGAAGCATTTGGATTAGATTATCATAGTATAAACTTTTATGAAAACACTATTACATTTGATAAGCAACTACAATACATCAGTGGTATTGAAGTATCATCAAATTATACTCACTACAAAAAAGATTATTATATAAGCCCTTTTACAAAAACTAATGTAAAAAAGGTTGTAGCAGTTCCACAAGATTTAATTGATGAGATTAAACAATATAGAATAAATCATCAAGACAATATCTTATTATTTGATTTAATAGATATGAACTTATTAACAAAAGTATTTAAGAATCATCTTAAACTTGCAGGACTTAAAGATACTAAAATACACGCTTTAAGGCACACGCATACAACTATGCTTTATGAGATGGGATGCGACCCTAAATACATCGCTGAACGATTAGGACACACAACTGAATTAACTTCAATGAAAACTTATGAACACTTAACAAAGCAAAAAGAAAAAGAAAATAATAACATAGTAATTAACAACTTAATAATTTAAAAAAATAAGGGTAGTATCAACTGCCCTTTTTATTACGCTTTTTACATTTATAATTGTAAAATAAAAAAAGCAATTACAAGAGGTTTCCACATCAACGCCCTTTTGATGTTTTGGAATTAACATTCTAATTACTTTCTTTATGCTTTTTGTTTACATTTTTTAGTATATATATCATTTAGAGGTAATACATTATTGTTATATCTGCATTTGCAACTACAAATATACCTTTTAATGTGTGATAGCAGTTAATCAACCAATAATATAAAAACTTAACTACTACAATATGATTATATCATCATTTAATCTCACTATATATAAATCTTAAAAATGATAGTTTAATTGATAGTATTTTAATTATATATGCGATAGTATATTGATAGTATCTTTGATTATCTAAAAAACCTTAAAAATAGCATAATAATCACTTAAATTGTATGTTTATAGTATGTTTAGTTATATATTACAATATATACTTATAAATATTAAATATAATAAAAAATGTGATTATTAAGATAAAATAATTTTTTTGATAGTTTTTTGATAGTAAAAAATAAAAAAGGGAGTTTTTCACTCCCTACATTTATAATCTTACAATAGAATACCCCATTATTGTTTTTTTGCCTTTTTGATTTAAAAAATAATACTTATTTAATACACAATTATATTTTTTTTCTTTAATCTTTGTTTCATCAAAAAGCGTTTTTTCATTTGGATAACTTGATACAACAGGATCATTTAGTTCTTGTTCTGAAATAGCATCATTTTCAATAGTGATTTTAACCTGTTGAACTAATATACTAATATTATTATCTTTCATAATTAGATTTTTAATGTATTGTGTATAATTTTCCTTTGAATCTAAAATGTTAATTAAATCAATTTCCTTTTTATTATTAAACTTTATTTCATATCTTTTCTTATTTTCTTTAATATATTTAGTATTATATTCACTAGCCTTTTTCTTTTTTTCTAGTGCGATTTTTTCTATTTCTAACTTGCTTAATCTTTTATTTGTTTTCATATTATTAACTCCATTTCATAATTTTAATTATAGCCTATTTAAAGGCTTTTTAAAAGGCGTAATATATAAAACTATATACCACACCTAAAAATTGATTTTAAGCCCTATTTTAAAGCGTTAAATGTATTGTATATATCGGTTTTACTTTCACTAATTGATATTATTTTATTTTTATCAAAAATAGCAAACATAACTTGATAATAACTATTTGCAGATGATATTTTAGTTATTATATAACCGACTAATTCATAACTGCTATATCTATCTAATAATTTATAACTTGATAGGCTTTTAATTCTTTTAATTTTTAAAAAATCACTTGTATTACTCATATTACATCATAACTATATATTCATTAAAATAATCATTAAAATTATTATCTTCTAATAGAGCAGGAATATAACCGTTATACTTTTCATTTAATGCCCTTTCAAAAGTATCTAAAATATCAAACAAACTATTTTTAGTGTTATACATATAATGTCTAATTAAATCTACAAAATTATTTAATTGTATTTCATCAACAGTCTTTAAAAATCTAAACTCAAACACTTTAAATAACATAGTTTTAACATATTCTCTTTCAATATTTAAAGCGTTATCTGTTGTCTTAATCTCGTATGACTCTAATAACTTAAATAAGTTATTGATATTAGTTCTAATATCATCTAGTTTGTATTCCTGTTGTTTAGTTAAGTTTTTATTGTGATATTGAAAGAAGCATAAATCTCTCTCAATATCATCCTTTAAATTATAAATCACTTGTAATACTCTTTTCATTTTTTTATCTCCTTTTTTTACATTTTAAATTATAATAGTTTGTTCCTGCTTACTACTACCAAAAAGCCTTTTAATTATTCAACTTGTTTTATTAAATCTAAAATATCACTTTTAGTTATTTCGTAGTGGTATAGTTCTATTTCATCTTTTCCATTTTCTGAAATGCCATAAATGATAATTAAATAATTATTTGTATTAAGTGTATCATTGATAACTTCATATTTAATATAGTTATAAGTATCATTTTTATAAAAGAATAAATGCTCTTTATAATGCTCTAAAAATAACATATTATGATTATCGTTGTTATTATCATAAGGAACAATGTTAATAGTCCACATATCATTTATATAATGTATTAAGTCTTTAAGGTTATAATGGATCAAATGTTCCTGTATTTTATTATCATCTTCATAATCAAGCCACGCATAGACTTGTTGTAATAGTTCTTGCTTATTTTTCCATATTCTACCGATAGCAAAATTAGTATATTGCAAATCATCTACATTTATATAATAGTTTTCAATGCGTTCATCAATTAGTAAATCATTTTTTATTTCTTCAAAAAGTTCCTTATATTTATTATCAATATTAAAATCTGCATAATCCCTTAATATATTATTAAGTTCATCGCACTTATTAAAATCATATAATTTGATATAATCGCAACCGATAACGCAGTCAATAAAATATATTTCATCATCTTTAAATGATTCACTCGCAACTGCTTTACATAATGCCAATAATTTAATAGTTGATAAATCAAAACTAATATCTGAATTATCACTTTCAATAATATCTTTAAAATTATATTCTCTTTCACTTGTAAAAGTTCTTTCATAATAGCCTGTAATGTTAATGTGTTTTGCTAAAATACTAGGCACAATTTCATCAATAATATTACAAGTAAAACACTCTTTTAAAATACCATAATACACGCTTGTAATATATGCCTTATTACCTTTAATAATAATGTTAATATCATTTTGAGTATCAGTGTCAAGACTAATATTTTGATAATTAAGAATACTACACTTTAAAATATTATCAATATAATTATTATATTTAGTTGTGTTAATTTCATCTTTTGTAAATCTGTTTTTAATCATAGTTTAAACTCCTTATTTATTTTGTTCTCCTAACAGAATAAACACAATACAATTTTTTTAATTTTCTTACTTCCCACGCAGTGCGATTTGTTTTGTAATAAGATACTCCGTATTTTTCATATTCAACTGTAAATCTCATTTTAACACGATCCTAAAATATTCATAAATATTATAATAACCATACACGCTTTTAATAATTCTAAAATCATCATCATATATAACTAACTTTTCAACATTTAAAGGTTTTAAACTATTAAAATATGTGTGTGAACCTTTTAAAGTGCGTGTTATTTTCTTATATTCAATTTTTTGTCCTGATTCATTGTTTTTGTAAAAATAATAATAATTCATATAATACACTCCTCAAAATATTCAATTATATTCTTTTTTAACGCTCTAAATGTTGTTTGTTCTGTATAATGTATAAGTTTATTATCTCGCATAATCTCACACGCTATATAATTATTTAACATTGTTTTAAAGTGGTATATTTTAAAGTCAAATCCTTTAAATGTATAATAATCGCATTTGTGTTTAGGCGCGTGTAATTCACTCTTTAAATTATTAAATATAATCATCGTTTAACACTCCTTTTTAAAATAATTTGCGTTTATAACTGCTTTAATTGGCTTGTCATTATCTCCATAAGTTATTTCAGGCTTGATATTGTTTAATTCTAAATTATCATTTACTTTTCTATCAAGCATATAAACGCCTAAATAATCACTTTCAAAAATCATATTTAATAATCTACTTGAATTATTAAAAACACTTTCAAAAATGGCGTTTAGTTCATCATCTGATAAACTGTTATAGCCTGTTAAATTAAAAGTAATATTTTCATTTGATTTATATATAGTTGTTTGCATTTGTTTTTTATTTGTTTTCATTGTTTTTATCTCCTATATTTCATAATTTATTTAATGGATCAATATTAAGGCTATAAGCCACTTTTAACTCATAGCCCTATTATTTACTACCCGTATATTTTGAATTGCTTTAAAGCGACTTTTAATCATTTTTAAATGATGATATATTCAAAGCGTTTAATGAATCTTTTTTTAATTCATTATATTTATTTTGAATTGCTTTTATTTCTTGTTCTTGTTTTAAACTTAATTCAATTAAGTTAGTATAATTGTTTTTAACTTCATCAATGCTTAAATAACTTATATCTAAATCATTTCTACCACCAAAAACAACTGCCTTATCAATATTAAATATATCATTATAATTAGAGTCATAACTCTTTTTAATATATTGTGCTTGGTTGCATTGCCAACTATTTTTTAAATCATAATAATTATGATTAAAATGTAGCGTTATTTCTCTTTTATCATAACTGCTATGATTTAGATAAAACATATATCTATAACTAAAATCTGATTCATAATTAAATAACTTGATTAAATCTGTTAAATCTCGCATATTATCTACATAATTAAATATTAAATCATCAACTCTATTTAAGATATTTCTTTCACAATTACTAATAATTTGAAAGTAGTATTTAAAACATAAATTATTTAATTTAATAGTATTCTTTAATACTTCAATTTTATCATCTATTTTATTTTCTTGTCTGATTAACTGTTTTGCTTTATATTCTCTTAAAACTTGATTAGGAATAGTCTTTACTTGCTCAATATATTTGTCTAAATCAATATAAATTGAATCTTCTAATGATTTAATATCATTGTTTATTTTTTTATTATCTGCAATTAAATAATTGATAATATTATATACTTCTTGAATAGTATTAACTTCTTTAAAAATTAAACTAATAAATTGTGTTTGTGCTTGTTCTTTTTGCATTTTTTTCATTTTAAATATTTCTCCTTTAATTTTTTAATTTTAATTTGTAAAAGTTTATTCTTGCTAACTACTTTCAAAACGCATTAAGTTTTTTATTCTTCTGCTAGTTCAAACTTCATATAAAGATTCCCACTTTTCATAATACATAAAACATTTTTTTCTTTATCCTCCCTATATAAATATACAAATCATCTACGCTTTCAAATCTGCCATAACTTCCGATATAATCATATGGATCATTATCCCTTTTAATGTATCTTTCAATTACATATTTTTTCATAGTTTTAATTCTCCTTTATTTTTGCATTTTTTAAGCCTGTTAAGTTTGCTATCTCCTTTTTATATAGCCTATTTTTTGTAAGTCGGCTTTCCTTTACGCTTTATTATATAACAATTTTTAAATCTTTGTCAAACATTTTTTTATTTTTTTTCAAGTTTTTTTTATATATATTATATATAACTTTTTTTAAAATTATGGTTATCTCACACCACTTAAAAGGCTTTTACTGATAAATTATTTTGTTTAAAAAAAAAGGATATATATGTGAATAAATATAAGCGTTATATAACCAGAAAAAAGCATATTTTTACTTGACAAGATAAAGCCTAAAAGAAACACACACTATAATAAATATACTAATATAATTTAATATACTTATAGAACATATAAAAATAAAAAAATACTATCTTAAATGCTATCAATAATTAAAAAGTGTGATAGTTAAGCCATAATTTAAAGATAGTTAAATATATAACAATATTAAATATATAAAATGCTATTATTTATCAGATAATAAAAAGTATATCAAGAATTATTTAATAGATGTTATATAAAAACACCACTTAAAAAAATAAAGGGCTATGTAATAGATCCCCCCTACCCAAAGCCTAACACCACCCCTGTGTATATACATATATCCCCCTACAAAATTTTGAGCAAAATTCCACTTACCGAAATAACAATTATTAAATAAAAATAATAGTAAGAGATAAAGAAAGTAAAAATAGATCCGACTAATGAGAAAAGAATAAAGCCGACCAAAGAGAAGATATAGGGAAAAGCGTAGCGTTAGCGTGGAAAGAGATGAGAGATAAGATTCTTTTCTTTTAGGATATATTTATATATCCGTATTTTCTTTTTAGAAGATAGTAAAGAAAGAAACCTTTTTCTTTTATTTTCTTTTCTTAATAAGAGAGAAGGGAAAACCAAGAGGTATGGAAAATTTTGCAAAGGAGTGAGGTATATATACAATAATGTGATGTAGTGGTATAATGTAAGTATCTTGTTATAGGTGGCTTAAATGCCATAGAGAGATGGAGTATAATTCATCTCTTTTTTTTATGCCAATAAAAATTAAGTAATGAAAAAGGAATTTGTATTTAATATAAAGTGATATAGTGAAGGTGTATAGGAGATGAGAGAGATGGAATTTGATGGAAAGAAGATAATGCAAGAGTATAATGAATCTACTAATTATGGAAAAACTAATAAAGAAGAATACTTGGCAAAATTGAGTCCAGAGATGCAGTCTATCACATTGGGACTATTAGAGAGAAAGAGAACAAGGAAAGAGAATGTTGAGTTAGTTAATGATTTGCAAGAGTTAACAAGACAAGTATTAGATAGTGATGTAGTTGTATTTGAAGATGATTCATCATTGAGTTTAAAAGAGATGTATGTTCCTGCGATTATACATAAGGTTTTAAAGAGTGATGGAGCAGATTTAAAGACATTGCTTGATTTGCAAAAACTAGAACAAAATAAGGATGATAATAACAATACATTTAAAGTTGAGTTTATTACAAATGGACAAGATTTAGGAGAATAAAGATAAGGATAGTCGGCACTCATTAAGATGTCATAGATGAGCCAAATTAACAAATGAAAGAGCATTGTTCCTTGAAAAAGGGAATAGTCGGCACTCCTTTCTGAAACTAAAACGCTATTAGTTGCACGAAAACCTACCTTTGCATTATGGATGCTACATATAATGGTGCTTAACTAATGAAACTACAATTCCAATTAAAGCGTTGAATTGATTTTTTTATTAAATGGAGATGATTAGTCTTGTTGTTGCTTATTAGCAACGATTTGATGCAGTGCGAGTCTGCATATCTCCACCGAAGGAGTTAATGTATGAGTTATTGTGTTTATCAATTAACTAATGTTGTAAATGGAAAGATTTATGTTGGGAAAACAAATGATTTGAAATTAAGAATGTATAAGCATTTTAATAAAAAGATAAATGAATCCATAAATAATGAATTTTCAAAAGACAAGGTTAAATATGGCAAAGACAATTTCATATTAAGAATACTAGAAGAAGGAATTGATGATGAAGATATTTTATTAAAGAGTATGAGTGGATAGTTAAAACTGATGCAGTTAATAAAGGATATAACATTGAAATCAAGAGTGGAAGTTCTAGTGAAGTTGATGAAGAAATAATCAAGGACTACTTAAATAACGGACTAACTATGTGTCAGTTAGAAAAGAAATATCATACTGATAGGAAAAGATTAGCAAAGTTATTTAAGGAAAGGAACATTGATACACACCTTAATCAAGGTAAAACTGCTCCTATGTCAAATGATAAATACGAATCACTAAAATTGTTGTTCCTTAATGGTTATTCATTAAGAAGAATAGAAAAGGAATATCATTGTGATAGAAAGTTGTTATCAATTAAGTTAAAAAGGGAAGGTCTTGTTCCCGTAAGAAAGGGTGGCGAAAAATAGTGTCAATGCAATTTGTTGTTCCAAGATTATATCCAAAGCAATTACAATTTATGCAGTCAACAAGTAGATATACACTATATGGTTAGGAGCAAGAGGTGGTGGAAAGTCTTATGTTGTTAGATATAAGGCTATACAACTTGCTTTGAGATATGCAGGAATAAATATTCTTGTTTTACGAAGAACATTCCCTGAATTAGAGCAAAACCACTTGAAAGAGTTTAGAACATTGCTTTATGGAATTGCAGACTATAATACACAACGAAGGGAGTTTAATTTCCCTAATGGAAGTAAGATTAAGTTTGGTTATTGTAATACCGAAGCAGACTGCGACCAATATCAAGGACAAAACATAGAAGCCATCTTTATGGATGAGGCTACACATTTTACTGAATATATGTATATGAAGTTTAATGAGTGTTTGAGATTAAGTGGAAATGTTGCAGAGAGTGAGAACTTAAAACCAAGAATGTATTTAACTGCGAATCCGGGAGGTGTTGGACATCAATGGGTAAAGAGATTATTTATTGATAGACAATATCGTGGTAGAGAGAAAGCAGACAATTATTCATTTATACCTGCGATGGTGTATGATAATGAGTTCTTAATGAAGAATGACCCTGATTACTTGGAAATGTTGGAATCATTACCTGAAAAAGAAAAACAAGCAATGTTGTATGGAGATTGGAATGTATTTGAAGGACAATTCTTTGAAGAATTTGATGAAGAAATACATACATTTGATGATTCAAAGTTTGTTTTCCCTAATAACTATACATTGTTTAGAGCAAGGGACTATGGACTAGATAGACTATATGTAATATGGGCTTGTTTAGATGAAGATGATACATTATGGGTGTATCGTGCTTATGGAGAGAGTGGTTTGAGAGTTAGTGAGAGTGGAAAAAAGATTAACTCAATGACACCTAATGGAGAAGAAATTAGATTAGATATTTGTCCACCTGATATGTGGAATAAGAGTTCACAAACGGGAAAGAGTGCAGTTGATATTCTTGTTAAGGAATGTGAGCAATATCCTACAAGAGCCAATAATGATAGAGAGAATGGTTGGTTAATGGTAAAGGAACGCTTAATGATGGATAGGAATTTAGGGCATCCAAGACTAATGATAGGAAAGAGTTGTGATGAGTTAATTAGTTCAATGAAACTAATACAACACGATGAAAAGAAGGTTAATGACTGTGCAAAAGAGCCACATAACTTAACACATTCTGTGGATTCGTTAAGATACCTATGCACAAGTTATACATTTGCACCTGAAAGAATTATCAAGGCTAATAAAATTGGGTTTAGTTTTGATAGATTTGCATTAGAGATGGATGAATATGAGAAGAAAGATTATGAAGAAGATTCATATATAGATATGGGAAATGGTGGTTGGTTTTTATAATGGAATATACAAAGACAATAGTAATAACTGAAAGTGAAAAAGCACTATTAGAGAGCCTATTTGAAAAACTAGGAGTTGACCTAGAAGGCTTAATGGAAATCAAGAATATACCATATTATAAGAGTGAAATTGAAGGCTTAAAAGTTGCTTTAAAGCAATTACAAGAGCAGTTGGCTACTACACAACAATTATTTATTAACTATTCAAAGAAAGTAGAAGAAACAGTTAGTAAATCATTAGGTGGAGTATGGGAATACAATGAAGAACACGAAGGAAGTGAGTAATGAATGTCAAGAGATAAATTAAAGAAAATGCAAGAAGAAGCAAGTTCAGTTTACTCACAATTTGAAAAATGCCAAAGATATAAGGAAGAAAAAGGAATTATATTAGATGCAAAGAGAGCAATTAACTATTATGAAGGAAAACAATGGTTAGAGAATAAGACAAAACTACCATTTGAAAAGCCAATGGTTAATATCATTCAATATATCGTAGATAGTAAGGCATCAAGTATCAATTCAAAGTCATTGAGTATTGAATATACAATTAACAATGATAAGTATTCAACTGATAATGTTACTCGTTTTAGTAAGTATCAATTAAAGGATATGGAACAAGAAGCAAAACTATGGGAAGCAAGTTTAAATGGTTTGATTAAGGGAACATATTGTTTAATGTGGTATTGGGATGAAGATGCAATAGGACAAAGTGGAGAAATAGATGGAGCAGTTCGTATGCAAGTAATTGATATGCGAGATGTTGCAGTTGCAGACCCTACTGAAACTGATGTTCAAAAGCAAGAGTATGTTATTATTCGTTCAAGAGAGAGCGTTAAGGCAGTTAGAGAACAATGTGAAACACTAAATGAGCAAGAAAAGAAAAAGTATATAGTTAGTGATGATACAACATCATATTATGATAATGATAGTGATGAAAATATGGTTTATGTATATACAAAAATGTTTAGGCAAAATGGAGAAGTTTATTTTGAAAAGTCAACACAAGAAGTTCTTATACAAGATCCTAGATGTTTAAATCCTTCAACAACATATAAAAAGTTAAAGGAAATGAGAGAAGAAGAAATCTCAAAGAAAGCAAACTCAACTGATGGAATATATGAAAATGAGCCTGTAAATAAGAATATGATGACAGAAGCAAATGAGTTAAATGAGCAAGAGATGATAGAAGATATGCACTATAAGGCTAACTTGTATCCTATTGAGATTAACTCATTTTATAAGAGAGATAATAGTATCTTTGGAATATCAACAGTAGTTCAACTTATACCAATGCAAAAGATTATCAACCAATTATTAGCAACAGTTACATTAACGGCAGTTAAGAGTGCATTGCCAACAGTTGTTGTTAAAGCAGGAGCATTAGGAACAGGAACACTTGATTTATCAAAAGGTGGTGGAATGATAGTTGATTATTCTCCACAAGGAACTGATGGAATTAAGGTGTTAAATACAGGAAGTATTCCTACAACACATTATGAATTAGCACAAAGTATGATTTCACTTGTTAAAGACAATTCAAGAGCAAGTGATGTATTAGACCAAAATGGAAATATACCAAGTGGAATAAGTGGTTATGCAGTTCAACAATATATGCAAATACAAGATAAGCCTATTGCACAATGGCAACAAGTATTATCAAGAAGTGTTGAAAAGGAAGCACGAATATTAGAGATGTTTTATAAGTTGTATTATCGTAGAAAGAGATTTACTTATGAACTTACTGATGCAGAGTTTTTAGATGCTAATAAGCAACTAGAAGTTCAAGGGCTAGGACAATTACAAACAAATACACAAGAGAGTATGTTTAATGGAGAAGATTATATAGATACACCATTTAATGTAAGTATTGAAGTTGGAGAGAGTGCCAAGTTTAGTGAAGCAACAATGGTTAGTATTCTTGAATCATTATTCTTAAATGGAACTATTGAGAAGATTAGTCCTGATAATTTAATGATATTTGCAAACTTAATACCTGATGCTTATTTCCCTAAAAAGAGTGAATTAAAGCGTTTAATTAGAGAAAAGAGTAATAGTTTAGTTACACAATTAACACAACAAAACGAGCAATTACAACAAGCATTAGAGCAAATGCAAATGAATAATCAAGCACAAACACAAGCATTTAATACAAAGATTAGTGAATATAATGAGCAATTAAAGAAATTAGGTGCATTGAATAACTATAATCGTAAGGTATCAAAAGAAGATACACAAGTTGCTACAAAGCAACAAGAAAGTTAAAAAGGGCTTAATCGGTTATCCTACCGATTTACAAAAGGGACAAGTATTTTCCTCCATTTCTAAAAGCCTACTTCATAGCAATATGAGGTAGTGCATTTAGGGGAGTGGAGAGTTGCCTACTTTAATAAGTAGAGCCATTTTAAAAAGGAGATTAGAAAATGGAAAAGAAAAAGGAAATGGAGTTCCTAATCCAATTATTTGGAGAAGGAGAAGAAACTGCACCTGTGCAAGAAACAGAGCAAGGACTTGATGAAGGGGAAACACAAGAACTTGAAGATGATGCTACTGACCCTGAATTTGATGATGGAGAAGAAGCACAAGAAAAAGAAAAACCAAAGACAAAAGCCGAGCAAAACAAAGAACAAGCACAAAAGCGTATTCAAGCAAGAAAGCAAAGAGAAGAAAAAGCCAAGAGAGATATTGAAGATGCTAATAGAAAAGGTTATGTTGAAGGTTTAAAGAAATCCCTAAAAGGAGTTAATCCTTATACCGAAAAGCCAATAGAAGATGATTTTGATGTAAAAGAGTATGAAACAATGTTAGAGATGGAACAAAAAGGACTTGACCCTATTGAAGATTACTCAAATTATATCAAAGAAAAGCAAAGAGAAGAAACAAAGAAAGCCGAAGAAGAAAAGGCAAAAGTAGAAGCACAAAATAAAGCAAATTATGATGATGTTGATTCTTTCGTTAAGAAATATGGTAAAGAAACGCTTACACAATTACAAAATGACCAAAAGTTCTTAACATTTGCAAATGGTTTAGTAGGTTTAGCACCATTAACAACATTGTATGAGAAGTTTAATTCAATGCAAAGTGAGATGATGCAAGAAGCCGATAAGTTAGCACTTGAAAAGGATGCTCGTAGAATGAGCAGTCAAGGAAAAGCAGGACAAAAGGCTACACCTTCTCCAAAGTCATTTGGAAGTATGACAAGAGAAGAATTTAGAGAATATAGAAAAAAACATAATATGAATTAAGGAAGGTAAAAAAGAGTATGGAAAAGTTATTAAACATTCAATTATTTTCAACTACTACTGCAAAAGTAGGAGCAACTGCTACATTCTATGGAGCAAATGAAGCACAAGCAGAGGCACACGAATATGTTTCAAAGAACATTGAGGATGCTATTTATGAAGAAGATGAGTTAAAGGAGTATTTTGGAGATGAAATCTTACCTTTAAATCACGGAAAGACAATGATTTTAAGAAAGTGGGATAAGTATAATGCAAACATCACTGAATACAAGAGTGGTGCTACAATTACTGCCGATTCTCCACAAAAGCAAGTTGAGATTAGAGTTGCATTAAAGGGATACGCAGGATATGCAGAGTATGATGATGAGGCAGACATTTTCTCATTAGACAATGGTGTTGCCGATAGAATTTCAAGAGGACAAGGAGCATCTCTTGGAGAGAAGATTACTGCTTTAAGATATAGAGCATTACAAGCAACTACAAACAAGTGGTTTATGGGAGCAACACCTGTTGCATCAAATACACTTGCACAAAATCAAGCATTAGCACAACCATTTGATATTGATGAAGCAAGAAAGATTAGAACTGCATTAAAGAGAATGGGAGTTAAGCCATTCAAGAATGGAAAGTATGTATGGTTAATTTCTCCTGAAATTGAAGCATCAATGTTCAATTTAGCAAAGAGTTCAACAAAGTATTCATTCGTTGAAATTGCTAATCAAAACAATTCTTCAAAGATTTTTGAAGGTGCTATTGGTGAGTGGATGGGATTTGTATTCGTTCCACTTAATGTAATTGGAGAAGTTGCAACAGGAATTACAGGAACATTCATTTTAGGACAATACCAAAATGAAAAGGGAGCAAGACAAGTTAAGTTAGAGGCAAACAATAACATCAAGTCAATTATCCACCCTATTGGAAGTGCAGGAAGTGCAGACCCATTAGATTCAGTAGGAACTATTGGATGGAAGATGTATGCAGGATATGCAATTAAGCATCCAGAAGCAGTAATGGAAGTATATTGTGCTAATACAGTTGAAGGAGATTATAACTATCCTGATGTATCATCATTAGCATTAGCAGATAGTGCAACTGCAACAGTTGTAAATGATGGAAGTTCAACAAAGGCAAACTATAAGGCAGTTACAGGACAAAAGAAAGTATTACAAGGAAAAGTAACTGATGTTACAACTGAATAATTGGTTTAAAATCAATTAAAACAAACAAAGTAAGGTAAATATAGGGAAGGCAAATAAAAGCCTTCTCTTGATACCAAAATCAAAGAAAGAATGTGAGGTATAAATATGGGAAAGATTTACAATGAAGAAAAAGTTGAAGGAGCAGTAGTCAAGAAGGTATATATTCAAGGAAAGTGCTATCAAATTCCACTAGATAAGGAAGTAGAAGTAGATAGATTAGTAGATGATATTATTATTGATTCACAAATCAAAGATAGAAATGCTAATGTAGGACTTAAAGTTGAAAATATGAAGATTACGGAAGAAAGATAAAACAAAAGGGTAGGGGTTAAATGCCCTTGCCCTTTATTATTATGAAAAGGGGGTTGAACAATGACTATTGAAAAGTTAATTAGAAGTTGTTTAGCGTATATAGAACAAGATAGTGATATAGATGTTATGAGTGCAAGTTGGGATGAAATTGTAAATAGTGATACATTTACTGAATACATTTATAATATAGAGCCTAGTATTTATATGGGGTTAGTAAGATTTGCACATAGTAAGATATTACCTATTAAAGAGTATGAAATTACATTTGATTCAACAAATAAGATTAGTAATTCAACTGCTAATATAGAAGATACAAATGGAAATAGATTATTCTATGAAATCAAAGAAGTGTATGGTGTTAATCAAGACAATAATTCAATTATCAATAATGTTCCTTGTATGTTTATAGGAAATAAGGTTAGATTAAGAGAATTAAGAACAAATACAAAGTATTATGTAATTTATTATCCTATTATCAATGATTTAGATACATATAAGAACTCAACAATATTAGATATAAAAGATATTGAATTGAAAGATTTAGGTGTTCCTGATGATATGGCTATTAACATTAAGTATTTAGTGTATAGTGATATGAAGATGGAAGAAGCACCAAGCGTAGCAAATATAAATAAGAATTATTTTGAGAGTTATATTGCAGGAGCAAGTAATAAGCAAGATGTTCAAACAAATCAAGTAAATATAATCAATAGAGAATGGGGAGATATATATGGGGATTAAGTTTAGTAATAACAATTTAAAAACAACTGAATTTAATACATATAGCATTGATAAGTTTAATGGTTGTGATTATACAACAGTCCCTACAAATGTTGATGAAACAAGAGCAATAGAGATTAGTAATTATATACCTTATGGAGATGCACTTAAAAAGAGAAATGGATGGACTTTGGTTAATCATTGTGAATATAATGGTAAGCAATTAGTAGTTCAAGATGTATGGAAGATTAAAGATTATTTTGTTATCTATGCTTTTGAAAGTGATAACGGAAGTAATCCAAGAATATACTATTGTAAGAGTTTAAATGAAGATGCAATAGATACAAGTGGTAATTCAATAGGAAAATTAACTTCATTGTATAATACAAACACAACTATAACAAGTGCATCAATATATAGTTATGGAGTTGTATTTGAAGATAGATTATTCGTATTAGCAATGAATAGATATTTAATGGTATGGATAGAAGATGGCGTTATAAAGTGTGATTTAGTAAGTAATCACGCATATATACCAGAAACAATAGTAGGAATTGGAGATATTGATTCATCACAAAAGAGTATGGTTAATCAAGAGTTCAATTTCCTTGTAAATAAGGCTTATATGACAATTTTAAACTATTCTCCTAGTGCAAGTTCAACAACAACAAAAAAATTTGATATAGGGCAATATTTAGGGCAAAATGTAAAGAATATAACTATTGAAGAATACTATGATGAGTATGAAGGACAAGTTATTAGTGATACAAGCGTATTTTCATTTAGTAATGGAATATTAACTCACACAAAGCAACAAGGAACTGAATATACTGATGCAAGATATATTAGAATATTGGTATCTTGGGAGCAAGATGGTGTTGATATTACAAATCAAAACATTGTAAATGGAATGAGATTTGGTTGTCCTTATGGTAGTAGTAGTTATAGAGATAGACTATTTTTAAGTGGAAATCCTTTTAAAAAGAATATGGATATACATAGTTGTGAAGCAGGAGAAGGAATAAATGCTTGGAAAGACTATACATATTTTGGAACTGATAGTTATCAAATGTTTGGTAGTAGTGAATATGCAGTTACAGGTTATGGTTTATTAAGTAATGGTAATATGGCAATATTTAAAGAAACACAAGCAAATATGCCTAATCTATATATTAGAACTTATGATATTGTAGAAGATACAAGTAAAGAGAGTTCATTATTAGGAGAAAGCGTATATGTAGAAAGATATGCAGTATATCCGTTTGGAGTAAATATAAATTGTGATGAGATAGGAAATGTAATAACTTATGGAAGTGATTTGTTAGTTAATAATAAGCACGGAATATATAAGGTATTAGTAGAAACATCAACTGCAACACAAACTTATGATAGTGTAGAAATGAGTTATTTTATTAGAGATAATTTAGGAGATACATTAGAGGACTGTTGTAGTGTTGTATATGATGGAAAGTTATATGTATGTAGATATGACTTAAATGGAAAACAAAATGGAAATAAGAGAGTATATGTTGCAGATACAAATAGATATTCAATTTTAAATAATCACTATATCTATGAATGGTGGTGTTTAGATGGAATAAATGCTAGTAAGTTATTTGTAGTAGATAATGAATTGTATTTTGTAGATAAAGAATTAGGTTTATGTGTAATGGATACAACATACTTTGATACATATAACTTAAAGTGTAAAGATGTAAATGTTCATAATTCTACAATTAGTAGTGAATGTTTTTTAGCAATAAATGATGATAATAATACATTGGTGCTAGATACATCATCAAGAGTAATGAGAGATATATTATCAAGTGATGAAGTAGATAATGCTTTTGGAGAATTAAAGAAATATTCCAAAATAACATTTGGTAAAGATTTATTATTCAAATTAAATATTAAAGGAATATATGAGAATAACCAAGTTAAGTTTACTGCTAATACTTGGCACTCATTGTTATCATTGTTAGTTGGTGTTTATAACGATTATAAGTTATTCATTAAGACTGATGTTGAAAATCATAAAGGTAAGATATTAAAGATTACACAAATGAATAGTGTAGTTAGTGCTACATCAATGTTAGATGATGAAATGGATGATACAACACCTTATGACTATACAATTACTACACAATTTGAAAAAGAAATAACATTAGATGCAGAGTATGATGAATGGGAATTAAATGCTATTGGTATAATAATACCTAGTGGAAATGAAGTATCAATACACGAGATATATACTAATTCAAGTAATGATAAAGGTTGTGCTTATAGTAAATGTGAGTTAATTGATGGAACTTGGTTTTATAAGACACTAGATGAACATAACCAAGAAATATCAACAAATGTAGGTAATTCTAGTTCGTTATATTTTAATGTATTAGAGTTAGGAATAGAGAATAATGCTATTGATTTTGAGTTTATAGATAGCAATGGAACTATTGACACAATAAACAATGTAGTATTCACATATAATATGCCTATTGATAGTTATTGGAAAGGGAAATACACATCATTAAATGGAATAGCGTATTTAAAATCAACATATTCAATAACATTTGCTCCTGATGTAAGATTAGGTGGAAATACAAGAGTAGGATATAGAACTACAAAGAGAGATGTTAGTTATTTAACAAATGCAAGTAATAATTCATTAGATTTCAATGATATAGATTTTGAATTATTTACATTTGGGGAAGAAACAGTTGCAAGAACATATACTGCAAAAAAGAAGATTAAGAACTTTTCTTATATTCAGTTAAAGTTTTATTCAAGTGATGATAAAAACTCAACAATAAGTGCTTTAACAATAAGATATAAGACAACAAGAGTAAATAAAGGAGTGAAATAGATGAGTAATATAAATTATAATGATATATTAACAAACTATGGTATTGATGAAAATACAACATTAAGTCAATTATTAACAATGTATGATAATTTAAAGGTTGTATCAAATAAAGAAATCAATTCAATAACAAGTATTTCAGTAAAGACATTGCCTAATCAAGTAAGAAATATGGCAGACAATGTAAAAAAGAGAATGTATGGAATAGTAACTGATGAGAATAATGGAGCAGTTGCTTTAATGAGTAAGAGATTTGCTATCATTTATAAGATTATCTCAAAGTTAGATGGTGGACTAACAAGCGTAACAAGTAAAGCAAATACAACTGAAAGTAGTTTAAATACATTTTTAAATACAACATTACCTACATTACAAAAGAAGTCATTAACACAAGATTATACACTTGGAGATAAGACAACAAAAGATATTGAAACATTGCTAGATACTATTGTTGAATACATTAAAAAGGTAGTAAATGGAACAATAGTAGTAAGTAAGGCAACAAATGCCGATAATGCTACTAATGCCACTAATTCTACAAACGCTACAAATGCAACATACGCAACAAAGTATAAAGATAATGGTTTGGATAAAGATATTAAAGATAATATCAATTCAAAGTTAAATAAGACTATTGAAGAACAAACATTTAATAATACTAAATATACTAATGTAGAAACATTATTAAAGGCAATTACAAGTGAGTTAAATTCATTCTTATATCTAACAACTAATAATAATAAGATAGATACATTTAAAGAATTAGCAAGTCAATTAGATGGTGTAGCAAACTCATTAAATAATGTATTAGTAAATGGTGGACTACCTACTGCAACAACAACAACATTAGGAGCAGTAAAAATTGGTAGTGGTATCAATGTTAATGATGGAACAATTAGCGTAGATACATATTCACAAAGTGATATTAACACAAAAGATACAAATACATTAAATAGTGCTAAAACTTATGCCGATGGTGTTGCTACAACTGCCGAGAATAATGCAAAAGCCTACACATATTCAAAGAGTGATATTGATACAAAGGCAAGTAATGCAGAGAGTAATGCAAAGGCATATACATATTCAAAGAGTGATGTTGATACCAAAGACACAAGCACATTAAATAGTGCAAAGGCATATACTGATAGTGAAATAGCAAAGATAGATAAAACAACATTTGAAGCAACAACAACAAACGCATTAGCACAAGAGAGTATAACATTAGAAATACCAAACGAAAGCAACGCTTTAATCACAAAAGTTGTGGGTAATACTGCAAGAGCAAGTGATAATTTGTTTGATGATACTATAAGAGATTACGCTAGTAATCAACTATGCTTTGGTAGTGATTTTAATGGTAATGTGTATTTATCAAGTGGAACTTATACATTTAGTATTGATACACTAACAAGTTATACATTGTTAGTAAAAAATCTTGATACACAAACAACATATCAATCAAGGAATTCTTCATTAACATTTACTTGTGATAGTGGAAATTATTTAATTTTGGCGTATGGGAATAGTATAACAAGCACAACAAGTATATCACACGCAATGCTAAACAAAGGATCTACTGCCTTACCATACACACAATATAACAATAACATTATCAACTCAAATGGTAGCGTTGTGAGTGTGGGTAAGAATTTATTTGATAAAGATAATGCAACATTAACAAGTGGCATTGCATTTAATAGTTCAAGAAACACATTCTTTAATTGGTCTGATGGTAAAATAAAGTCTATATCATTGACAAGTGGAACATATACATATACAGGAATTTATGTTGCTTGTTACACAATAAATGCAATTAGTAGTAATAATG